CTCTACTTCTTTTGACGGTATCGCACCTGATGCGATCATTTCATCCTCGGTATAGAGGCCTTCATACTCATTCGGGAACGCAGCCCTGAATGCCTGAGAGATTGCAACCTTACGGATCATGGTTGCCGGTCTCTGCCCCCAGTTGCTCTTGCCGGTGTTATACTCATCCAGTGCGACCTCCATATAGGACGCACCGACAATACCGGAAGAATCCTGCTTGTAGACCTCACACCATCCTCCGATCAGTTCTTCGCCGATCATCGGGTAAAGGGCAGCCCCTTCCTTCTTCTTGATAACCGGCAGGCCGTCGCTCCCGACCATGTACTTGCCGCCAATCTTATAGGCTACAGTGATCCCGGCCTTGAAGCCACGGTAATTCGGGAACCTGTCTGCTCTCCTCATGTAAGCGAAATATCCGACGACCATCTGTGCAGGCTGGCTGTCGCCATATTTCACGAGGTAGGTCTCGCCGTTCTCAAACGGGTCCAGTTTCTTTGCTTCGCACGTTCTCAGGAACATTGCCACTTCCTGATCAGTGATTTTGCCGTTTCCCCTTGCGATGGTATTCCTGACGGTTTCGGCATCGAGGATCACATTGATCCCTGACAGGCTCTGGTATTCAACCTTCGTGATTTCATTCATAGCAGTACCTCCTTATGATGCTCTTACGCTGAGATTTACGGTTTCCTCATATTCGACGCCGGGGATCTTGATCTGTCCCTTGGACGCCTTGATCAGGTTCATGATTGCCCTCTCATCAGCCGGTCTGATCAGTACGCCTGCAAACTCAACAGGGAGCTTGCTCAGGTCGATGCTCCTGATCGCCCATCCCTTTGTCTGTGTAATGCCAGCAACCTTTGCGGCAGGCCTTACGACAGATACCGTTCTGGACATGTTGTCCATGACTTCCGCTTCTGCCATGGCAAATTCAGCCCCGAACACATCACCTTCGCTTTCGGCCTTTGCAGCCTCAGCCAGTTTCCTGTCGGCTTCCTCCTGTGCCAGCCTGCGAAGTCTCTCCTCATCCTCACGGCGCTTTCTTTCCTGTTCTACCTGATAGGCAGACATCTTTTTCTTCAGGATTGTTTCGGCGTTCTTCAGGGGATCGAGCATTGCCTTTTTGTGATCCGTTACCGCCTTGTAGGCATTGTACGTTGTCACACGCATGGGCTCCCAGTAAGCCTCAACCTTCTTCTGAGCGGCTTTTACGTCCCGTGTGACGTTTCCTGCGATAGCAAACCCGGCATCATCCTGAATGATAATGTCCATCGCCCGCTGTTCGATCATCGTTACCTCACCGCCGAGTGCCTTTTCCTCAACGGTATCCAGAGCCGTAGTGTTTTCCATTGCGATTTTCTCCATGGCGTTTCTCCCTTCTTCTGATTTATTTGCCGAGATAGTCATATAGGCATTTCAGTGATCCAAACACCCGCCATGCTTCCGGGTCTTTAGCAGGATACTTCGGTTCTTTCCACCCTCCATCCTTTGTGAGATGGAGGATCCGTTTTTCTTCAACCTCGATCCCGTGACTGGCAAGTGCCTGAGCATACGCTTCAAGCTGTACCTTGCAGTTCTTGTCAATCAGCTTGCTCGTAGTCTTGAAGTCCACCAAAACAATCCTGCCGCCGATCACAGCTACAAGGTCTACCGTCCCGGCATAACCGAGGATCCGGTGATAGGTCTTTACTTCAGATCCTATAGGCTCAGGCTTGTAGGTATTCCACCAATTCTTGAAGCCATCGAAGTATCCCCGGTAGTCAGGATCGAGATCTTCAATCCCGAACTTGATCCAGTTCTCTATGGCATTGTGAACGGCGGTCCCACGGTTTGCCGCTTTCTGCAGCACCCACTTATCTACTTCCCTGTATTCATGGCTGCTGAGCGGTTCCATGATCTTGGTCACGGACGGTATCACATTTCCGTTGAGCCGGTATATATGGCTGCAGTCATCAAACGTCAGCTCCGGCAAGTTTGGTATCACCAGTTTTGTTTCCATCATCTTCGCTCCCAGTCTGCATCTTATAGACGCTGGCACTGTTCACGGTGTTTCTAAACAGATACTCATCCAGCTCCGCTTGAAAAAGTACAGGAATATACTCTTCTCCCTTTCCAAGCCGCAAGCACTTCCTGACCGTATATCTAATACAGGATGCGACCTGCTGTACAGAAAACCTGTACCCGGATGATTCCTCTTTCCGTTTCACTGTTTTCAGTATTTCCTTCATCGTGTTTTCAGTCATTCCCGCTCACCTTCTGCTTTCCGGGCTTCCTGCCGGTTTTTGGAAGCGGAGCGCAGAACAAACCGATATCAATCTTCGGCTGGTTCCTGATTGCCTCTTCCAGCTGCTCGTAGGTTTCAATCCCATATTCCGTTCTCAGAATTTCCCGGAGAGCATCAATGTTCATTGTTTTTCCTTCCGTATCATGATCATCTCGCCGATGATCTTCAGTTCGCTGATTGTCCTGCTGACCTGTTCAAAGTATTCGAGAACATCTTTCAGGTCTTTCATCTCATAGTCTGTGATCTGCCCGTCCTCGGCAATGTCAACCAGTTTGTTTTTGACTTCATCCAGTTGGCAAAGCCTTAACTTGCTCAGCAGTTTCAATGTCACCTGTTCAAGCGGCAGGACTTCATCGGATAGAGGATGCATCACCCCGATAGGGCATTCATGGATGCAGTAGTAATTCAGCAGGTCCGGCCTCCCGTAAAGATCGGCCAGAATCACAGCTTTTTCTACCGGCATGTGTTTTTCAAGTCCCAATTCTGTGTTCTTAATCGCATCCTCAGACATCCCGGCAAGCTCTGCAGCTCCAAAACGGCTTCCAAGCTTCTCATTCCTCTTTGCGGCTTCTATTCGTGCATCATGCCATACATTCCCGGCAGCTTTTGACGCTCCACGTCCCATTTTCTTTTTCCTTACTATCTGGTATCATATTTACAGTGATTCGCTGGCTTCTTCCTGTTACCATATGGCAACTCTCCGTCAAAAAAAATAACATTCACCTGTGTAGCGTTGAGTTTTAAGGCTTTCGCAATAGCAATGATCTGCCCAGGGTTAAAATGCCTTATACCGCGTTCCTTTTTGGAATACGTGTCGGCAAACTTTAATCCAAGCATGTTTGCCATGTCCTGAGAGGTTAATCCGCGTTTTTTTCTTTCGCTTCTGAGTTCAAGCGTATTCATCCTTGCTATACCTCCTTTCCCGCGTATTTGATATGTTCCATCAATATTATTATACGATACCATATGGTACATGTCAAGTCAAAATGGCTTCTTGTTTGGACGAAACGACTTGAATAACCAGAATAATTCGTATATACTTATCATGATACAAATTACACATCAGAGGTGATACAGCTCATGAAACAAGCGTACAGGCCGACAAGGCATCTTTCATTTGACGCTTTTCGTAAAAACCTATACAACCTTATGACCGCAAGGGATATCAGCTGCAGGAAGCTGGCTGAAGAGATAGGCATGTCCGCTCCCGGGATATCACGGTATCTGAGCGGCGTTCGTGAACCTGAGATTGAATCGGTGTACAGGTTCGCACAGTATTTCGACGTATCATTGGACTGGCTCCTCGGGATCGTCGATAACGAAAAAGAGACAACCCACCCGGAGGTCCAAGAAGTCTCTGCGCTTTATCAGCTGGCAAGCCCGGACGACAAGGCTGTCATTCAGGCCGTCCTTGCAAAATACAGGAGATACAATGAAACAAATATTATGGGTCAGGAACAACAAGATTGAATTCCACTACGGGTACGGCGGTACCGAAGGCATACTGGACGATTCAGCCATGATCGCCGAAAACATCGTGCTCGGCAGTGCTTCGGATTGCGACCTGTACATGTCAAGACAGGGGACTCCAGTTATCGTCAGCAAGACAGGAACCGTCCCGGTGTTCAAGCCGTCAGACAGTCATGATAAAGATGTTCTCTCCAATCTCCTTATGGCAGTGATCATCTAAAATACAATGCCCTTTTTCACATACGGTGCATGGTCTCCATGCACCATTAGTTTTATATATAATATACTGTTTTGGTTATGGTTTGGTTACTGGTGGAATTCCGGTGGAGGTTCCGCAGGAAATGCGGAAGTTTTTCTGTTGGTTTTCCGGTGATTTTCTGTCGGATTTCCGCAGGAATTTCCGTGGAAAATCCGGTGACAGGTTTTTTCGGGAGGGCGTTATGGCATCCGACAAGGCGTTGGATCTCACTCCAAAGAGTGCAATCTATATCCGGGTATCGACCCAGTTTCAGATTGATAAAGAATCCCTGAAGGTGCAGCGAAGGGAACTGGTCGCATATTCAGAACTTGTTCTCGGCATACAGGACTATGAGATTTTCGAGGATCCGGGATACTCGGCAAAGAATACGGACCGGCCAGCATATCAGACGATGCTCGGCAGGATCCGAACAGGGGAATTCAGCCACCTGCTGGTATGGAAGATCGACCGTATCAGCAGGAACCTGCTCGACTTCTCGGAGCTGTATGCCGAACTGAAGAAACTCGGCGTGACTTTCGTATCCAAGAACGAGCAGTTTGATACATCGACAGCCATCGGCGAGGCCATGCTGAAGATCATTCTGGTATTTGCGGAACTTGAACGGAAAATGACAGCCGAGCGTGTTACGGCTGTTATGGTCTCACGGGCAAATAACGGGCAATGGAACGGCGGTAGAATCCCATTTGGCTATGATTGGGATAAGGAAGGTTGTGTCTTCACCATAAACGAGAAGGAAGCCGACTTGTATCGCCTTATATGCGAACAGTATGAAGAGAAACAATCATTGGTCCAAGTATGCAAGTACCTGAACGAGCGTGGATACACCACCAAGGCAGGGGGACAGTGGAATCCGGTCGGGCTTCGTCTGGTATTGGTAAACCCTTGGTACCTTGGCATATACCAGTACAACAAGCACGAGCCGGGCAATACAGGAAAGAAAAAGGACGACGATAAGTGGATCTCGATACCAGACCATCATCCGGCATTGATCGGTGAGGCTGAGTTCAACAGGATATCCAAGATCCTGTCCCGGAATTACAGGAAGGGATGGAAAGCCGGTGATACGTTATTCATCAAACGGTATCATATTTTTGCCGGCCTTGTCAGATGCGGGAACTGCGGGGCAAACCTGACCGCCCACTCCGGGAAGGCGAGACTTGACGGCTGGCGGCCATCCTACTACGGATGTTCGACAAGAAGGCGGACCAAGGAATGCGGCAATCCCCATGTATCGGATGTCTATCTCCTGCCCTTTGTCATGTCTTTCCTTGCCACGATATTGACCAATCGGCATATCATCACACAGGAGACATCCTCTTACATGTTCGAGAAGCTGTTTTCCAGTTTCAAGTCCGAAGCAGCGGTCAAAAGCATCAAAGGTCTTGACGGCCTCCTTGCCATCCTCAAACAAGGAAGTACCGGCCTCGAATACGTTCATTCGTTCGTGGGCAATGCGGACGATTCAGAAAACGAGCGGTCCGTACTTGAAGCAAAGCAAAGCCAGCTGAACACGGCCTTGCAAAGGCTGCAGGCCATATACCTTTACGGCGACGAAGGAATCCCGGAGCCAGAAT